ATCAGCAAAGCCTAAAAAGACTTTCTGTGATACGGACCCAGCAGCAAACCTATAAAGGTATGATACTAAATTGAGCCAACTTTCTGGTACAAGAGATCCTGACGTTCCATCAGTCCACGATCTAGTTCCAACTGGAAGTGTTGAAAGTGGATTTTCAGAGTCATAGTTGATAAAGTCAGCGGGTGTGTAAGATACACTTTGTCCAGCGGTAATGTTACGTGTATGTACAAAACGTTTGATCAGTGGTCTTAGCGACTTGCTGTATTCACCCATAGTGCCGAGCAATATCCGTTGTCCATCATCACTATTATCACCAATGTCTTTGGTCACAATAGGTTCAGATGCACCCGTGTCAATTTGAGCCTTAAAACGAGTTGATGCTGCGAATTCAAATACTATACCGCCAAGCGTTAGGGTTAGATCTGCATTCAGTGCTATCTTTGGTAAAGAAGTCACTGTTACAATCTTTCCACTTGCTACATTTGCAGTAAGAGTCACAGTCAGGGGGTCTACATAAGTAAAACTTGAAGTAAGTTCACACACAACTTCATGCGTTCCATCTACTACCGAAATAGTTTGAAGGTTTGCACGATTCCATTGTGTTATTGTAGAGTCCTGTGTGATAGCGATTGATGCGTCAGTATCAAAGAAGTTTGGTGTGTCACCTAGCGAACCAGGGTTGCACTCCACTCCATCATCGAGATCGTTATAAAGGCTGTTCATCAAGGAGATGATTTCAGTCCCTACCGGATTAGGATCACCACGCACTGCAAAGCCACCACAAATCGAAATTTGCGGAATGCCAAGCTGCATAGCTCCTTCACCAGATGACCGAAAACTGTGCTTCAGGATAAATGTTACTGAATCAGCCACTGTATCAGGACACACCAAGGAGTTGTAAGAGTAAACGCCTACGGTTCCAATGTGTGTTTCTGGGGTGGTTGTATCATACAGTCCATTTATGTCCTTATGCAAAACTTTCTTGAACGGAGATGAAGATGTGTAAGGAATGCTGAATGGTCGTGACATAGACAATTCGCTTTCTTCCTTAGCCTCCAAATCGTATATCATAGAATGATTTGTTTGCATAGCCTGATCATACACAGTAGGTAGTTCGCTTCGAGATCTATTAGGAAAATAGATTACAATGAAACGACCAGCATGGTATCGAGTTTTAACGAGTTCAAAAGTATAATCGATTGTTCCCCTCCAAAGTTTATACATAGCAGCTGTAAAAGCTTGAGCTCCTAAAGCAAAATCCTGTCCGTTTGAATCAGTTTGCGCAACCAACGAATTGATTGGCGAAACCTCAAATCCGAACATTAATTTACTATCAGAAAAGCTAAGCTTACTAGCTGTAGATGTTTCTATGTAAT